CGCTCTCGCCGTTGGCAAAGGTGGGCATCGGTCACTCCATGCTGAAAAGGTAGGCGGGAGCCGAGGCCCCCGCTCACGAGATCTGGATCACGCCGTTGACCGCCGAGAAGTCGAGCGTGAAGCTGTCGCCGTCGTTCAGCGTCAGGCTCAGGCCGTAGTCGTAGTAGCCGATCAGCGGATCAGCCGGCGAGGTCACGGTGTCATCGTAGAGGTAGACATAGCGGAACGGGCCGACATCGCCGCCGCTGGCCGAGAGCGTGATGTCCGCGAGGACCAGCTTGTAGGTGCCGCCCGTCTGCGTCGAGGATGTCGTCGTCACGTTGCGACTTGAGCAGTTGGTGTAGCTGATCTCGGTCACGTTCGCGAGGACGCCGTTGCCGTCGGCGGTCGGGTTGCTCGACTCCGAGCCGGGCGCCGTGTTGCTGAGAGCGACGACGATCTGATCGCTTTCGAGGTCCATGTTGTGAACGGCATTCACCACGAAGTCATTCACCTTGTTGAAAGTAGCCATCGATGGTCTCCTGGTTGTGAGGTGCGCGCGCGCGGCAGTCTACACGATTTCACGCTGGCGGGATAGGCCATGCTGGGTTGCGTGGGTCGGCGGTGTTGGCGGGCAGATCACGCAGCGCCTGCCGGTAGACTGCCCATGCGGCGCGGTCTACGGGCGCGTCGGCGGCTTGCGTCCAATCGCAGGCCGTGAGGAGGTGCATTCGGCGCGAGCGCAGCCGCTTCCATGCAAGCGCGATCTCTTGCGTTTCGATCTCGGCCGCATCTTTCCTGACAACCACGCCATCGACGACGCGATCATTGATGAGATCGGCTTCACCCTCAATGACAAACTCGCCATCAAGGGCTTGAATGGATATGTCGGGCGCGATCCCTGTGCGGAGGATTTTTCCGGTGGCATCATAGACAACAAACGGTTTCATCGCACGAACCCCGAGATGACCAGCCTTGTGCTTATCGTATCAAGGCCGGGGCTTCCCTTCCAATATAGGTTGACGGTATTGGTCCCAGATGCGCCTGTTGCTTCCAACGACGATCCGGGGAAGTCTACTGTTGCACCCATCGTGTTGCTGTCCGTCCCGCCTCTGTTAAAGATCGTCGTGCCGTTCAGCGTTAGATAAACGCCCCAGACTTCCGGCTGGTTGGTGTAATTATGGCTGAATGACCACCAGATAATGATCGGTTGCGCTTCGGGCAAAGTTAGAGAGGCTGAACAAGCAAGTTGCGCCGAGCCTGATCCATAAAGAACACCGCCTGTCGCTTGGACCGGGATAGTGATTGCTCGGCCCGCAACCTTGGCTGTGGTGATCTGAGCATCGCCGATCTTGGCGGTCTGGATCGTGGCATTGACTAACTTGGCATTTGTGATGATGGCATCGTCGATTTGCGCCGCCGCAGTAATGATCCCGCTGGTCGCCAACAAGCCGCCCGTGATCGTGTTCGCCACGATCTTGTCGCCGGTGATCGTGTTGCCTGCGATATTGCTGGCGGTGATTGTGTTGGACGCGATCTGCGTTGCGGTGATCGTGCCGGAAACGATGTTGCTCGCGGTCAGAGTATTCGCTGCGATCTTGTCGCCGGTGATCGTCCCCGCCGCGATGTCGCCGGCCACGATAGCACCGGCTGCGATGTTGCCAGCCTGCACCGCCCCCGCTGCGATTTTGCCAGCAGTTACAGCCCCTGCGTTGATCTTCGCAGAGGTGACAGCATTCGAGGAAATCTTCGTCTCGGTGATGGCGCTCGTTGCGATCTTGGCTTCTGTCGCAGCGGCGGTAGCCAATTTGGCTTCTTCGACTGCCGCGTTGGCAATCTTGGTCGTCGTGACCGCATTGGCCGCGATCTGCGCCTCGCTGATTGTGCCGGTCAGATCGACAGTCGGGACTGCCGTCGTCCACACAGAGCCAGTCCAGCGATAGAGTTTGTTGTCGGTCGTCAGGAAGACTAGCCGCCCTTGGAAGTTGCCTGTATTCGGCAGGGTTGAAACGATCTCCGGCGCTGAGAGGCCAGCATCCTCGAACAGTTGACGGATGCCCCCGTCGAAGTCCTCGTCGCTGATGTAGACCGCATCCGTTGTGACTTCGATCCAGCTAGACCAATCCGACGGCCGGTCCATCACATAGCGCCCGCGCACCTCGTAGACTGTCGAGGGCAGGATGCCGTCCGAGACAACCGCAAAGCCCTCTCGCGCGCTAAAGACGCCATAGAAGATCACCGCCGCGCTCACCTTGAGCCGGATCTCGATCTGCACAAACTCTGCATCGAGCGCCGAGGTGCCCGTCCACGCAGCCCTGATGGCCGGGCGTCGATCAAGCCCAAGCCCGTCCTTGAGCGTCAGAGCCGTCGCTGTGAAGCCCTCGACGAGCTGCGCGGCTGGTGCCGTCAGGCCCGTGTCGCTCGCAGGCGTTGCTGGGTCTTGGCCCGACGACCAATTGTAGTCCGCACTGTCGCGCTCGCGGACGTAGACCTCCTGCAAAAGCGACATCGGGCGATCGACGAGTTCGATCACCTCGAATAGCTTCGTCGTGTAGCCGTTGCGGGCCGAGGTCCAGGAGAGCGTGTCGAGCGGCTCGAGGATGGCGGCAGATGGCGGCAAGACGATGCGGTGAGTGCGGAAGCGCCGGTTGTCTTCGATGTAGCCGTTCATCAACTGCTCGACCTGCTGGATGTAAGGGCAGGCCGGGAACGTCATCTCGATCGGCAGGCGGCGCCCGCCGTCTTCTGTCTCCCACGTCGCGTTGTAGATCGGCGGCGCCTCGCGCGGATTGTAGAGGCTGATCGGCTCGGGATAGGTGCCGGCGATCGCGTTGTAGGTCTGCTCGAGGCCAGGGAACGGCAGGAACTCCTGCGGATCGGTGATGATGATGATGTCGTCAGTGATGCTGAGAACCGACGCTGCAGGAGCGCCGACGCGGATGCGGAAGATGCCGCCGTATTCGCTCACCTGGCCGTGGCAAACCTTCAGCAGCTCGTCGATCACGTCCGAGGGCGATGCGCTGACATCCACCTCGAAGCCGGCGCGATAGGTCTTGCGGCTGCCGATCAAGACATCGCAGGCGTTCATAGCCGCGGCCCAGTTGCTGTAGGGCAGATCGTCCGCGGTCATCTCGCCACCGTAGATCGACCCATCAGGCAGTTCGATCCCGCGCATGATGTTGTAGATCATCACCGCCGGGTTGTCGCTGAATGCCCATGTCGATTGATCGTTGAACCGCTGCGAGCCTGACCCGCCTGCGGTGCTATCGGCCCGAGGATCGTAGAGCGGGATGCCCGTGATCTCGAAGCGCACGCTCGGCAAGTTGTTGAACAGCTCGCGATTGTAGAGGAACGTCATCACCGCATAGGCCGTGTCCGTCCCGATCGCCGTCGAGTTCCAAGGGCGATCCGGGTGCGAGGCATACTTGGCGACAAGCATAGCATCGGCTACCGTCTGCGTGCCGTCGTAGAACTTGATCCACGCATGATCTGTGGCGCTGACCCGGAACTTGAGCAGCGGGTCGCCGTAGTCGGGATCTGCGGTCGTGTCGAGCGCGGAGTAGTCGTCGTTGACGATCACGCGGCTGAGAGCCACGCCGGGAAAATCGCTGATCTGCACGATGTAGTTGAGGTAGGCGTTTGGCGTCTCGCTCGATGCGCCGTGGCTGTAGGGAGGTGCGACAAGATGCCCCGCCGTCGCATAGGTCCCGATGATGAACTTCTGCGGAACCGTGCCGCCAGTCGTCGTGACATCGGTCTGGATGCCTGCCTGCCGGATCTTCGGCTTGGGAGATAGCGCACGGGCGAGCAGCGACAGCCCGACCGAGAGCGCGGCATTGACGATGAAGCTGTTGAACACCGACGCGGCCGCGAAGGCAGAGACCGCCGCATAAGCGCCAGAGATAGCCGTGCCGATCGCCGTGAATGTGGCCGCGATTGCTGCTGCTACCTGTGGCATTAGCGCACCTCAAAGGCCCTGTCGGCCTGCTCAAGCATCACGATCCCGAAGCCCGTCTCGCGAAGCACGAAGACATGTTCTCCTACGACGATGCCTAGAGCATCACCGACTGCCGCGAGATCGCCGATCTGCGCGAAGGCAGGATGCACCTCGGGGAAGTGAGCAGCCACCATCGCGACGTGGTCCTCATAACCCTGCGCCGCGATCAGCTTCTGCCCCGCCTTCATCGTCTTGTAGCGCCCACGGTATTCCTCGGCGAGATCCCGGCCCGTCGAGACCTTGACCCACTCAGCAGCGCAGAGGGCGCAGTCCCACTCGCCCGGCTTAAGCGCGCGCGTCTCGTTCTCATTGATGAACGCTTGCAGAAGACCGGGCTTCATTCCTGCGGCACCTCCATGCCCTCGCGCTTCTCGCCCCACCAGACGCCGACTTGGCCGCTGATGTCGGCATAGGCGCGGAAGGTGTCAGTTGCTGATCTCTCACGCATCGCCGCATCGGATCGATATAGCGCCAGCGGCTTCGTCAGCGCCCTGGCCGCACTCGCGACCGAGATCACCGCCTTGCTGTCCTCGCCGCTCGTCAGTTTCACGCCGTTGACCCAGCCCTTCATCACGCGATAGGGCGTGCCGACGAGCGAGCCTGTGGAGAGGCTGAACAGCGCCCGGTGCATCTCGACCGCGGCCAGGCGTGCATCATAGGTCCGCAGCAGTTCCTCGACCTGCGGGCTGATGCCGCTCATCGTGATCTGGTGGATGCGGACACTCAGCCCGACGCCTGCGGTGATCGGCTCGATGTCGAGCAGGCTTCCTGCCCCGTAGTAGGTCCGAGAAGTGCCGATCGTGAAGTTCTGGTGGTCGTCGCCGTTCCAGATCCCGATCGTCTCGGCAGCACCTGTCGATCGGTTGCGAGCCGTGAACCAGACGAGATGCCGCGCCACGATCCCGTCGAGCGCGTCGATATAGGTCTGCGTAGAGCCGTCGTAAACGCGCACGGATCACCTCAGCGTCTGAATGAACTCGAACGACATGCCCTCGGTATAGGTCCTGACCGTCGTGCCGTAGCTGACACCCTGGAGCAGCACCGCCTTGCAAACCGGCTTGACGAGCGTCACCGTCGCATTCGTCACCGCCCCTGATCTGATGAGCGGCGTCACTTCGAACTCGGGCGTCACTCCAGATCCGTTGGCCGTCGCCGCCTCCACCACGCGGTGGAGGGCATAGCGCGTCGGGCTGCTTCCGTAGGTGAACGAGAGCATGTCGCCGACCGAGATCACATAGCTTGCCGGCAGGCCCTTGAGGCTGAGTTGCCGGTTATCCACGTTGAGCGAGTTGATCTGCACCGTGTTCGCGCCGAGCGTCGAGCCGGTGGGATCTAGCTTCGGACCGACGCGCCGAGGATCGCGGGCGAGGAACGATGAGCCAGGCCGCTTGAGAACGCTCACCAGCGCCTCAATCGCTTGCGCGTCAGCATGGGTGCGAGGAACAAGGTTGAGCGTCCCACGCCATAGTGAAGCCCCGAGAGACGCCTTGAGGATCGTGCCGTCGGCCATCTGGCTCGTCTCGATGGGCAGCGTGTCCTCGAAGGTGCAGGAGGCCACACCGATCGTGTCGTAAAACGCCGCAAGCGAGAGCGGGAATGTGAGCGCGGTCATCCGACCCTCCGAGGATCAGCCGCGACGCGGCGCTGCGTGGCCGGCGCGACGAGACGATCATACTGTTGGATGCCAGCCTGCACCACCTGCACGGCGACGCCCTGCGCCTCTGTCCGCACGCGCGTTGCGAAGCCCGGCGCCTCCTCGACGATCACGCGCACCATGCCGCCCACCCCGCCGCGCGTGTGGTCGATCACCGTCTCGTCGGGGTGGAGGATAGCCGGGAAGCCACCTCGCCCGTCTATGCCGCCGCTGCGAGGCCCGGAGCCGGTATAGCCGCCCCCAGCGAAGGACGGGGTGCGGAAGAAACTGAAGCCGCCGAACAACGACATGAACGCGCGCTCGGCGAACATCGCAGCCATTGATGCAGCCAGTTGGCTGAGAGCCTGCTTCGCCGTTGTTGCTCCAGTCACGAAGTTGACGAAGGCGTTCTTCGCCGCGACGCCTATGCTGTTGAGCGAGGTCTCGACATCAGCGGCATCATCTCCAACGCCTTGCAGCGCAGATGAGACAGTGCGCGCCGCAGCGGCGGTGTCCTTCAGCGCCTTCGTCATGCTCTCAGGCCGCATCGGCGGGCGAAGAATGCCGCCCGGAGGCTGGAAGCCTGGCGACGGATCGGCCGGGGAAAAGCCTGCCGGATTCTCCATCCTCGCGCGATCGATAGCCCGCTGCAACTGCGCGTTAATCGCCTCATCAATCGTCATGGAGCCAGGCGGCCCCAATGGCGGAGGCTCGTCGATCACTATCGTCGGAAGCGTGGCGGGCGGGCGGTTCTGAAACAGCCGATTGGCCGCCGCATCAAGATCGCCGCTCATCCTGTTGAACTCGATGATCGGCTCGAAGAAGCCGCGAACGGCAGAGGTGAGATTGGCAATCTGCTCGGTCACGGTCACCAGAATAGGCCCGAGTTCGATGATCGCCGTCTTGAGGTTCTGCCCGATGACGGTAGTCATCAGGTCAAACTGCGCGTTTGCTTCCTTGGCCTTCGCGATCGCCTGCTCATCGAGGATGATGCCCATCTCGCGGGCCTTGTCGATCATCTCCTGCATGGCCGCGGCGTTGCTTTCAAACGCGCCGACGAGGATCGTGGCGTCGTTAGCGAGCGCCTCCATGTAGAAGGTCATGTCGTCCTGAGCGACATTGGCTCGGCGCAGCGCGTCGATATACGCGCCCAGCTTCTGCTCGGAGGACAGATCCGCAAACTGAGCGGCGGTCAGCCCGACTTGCGGCGCGATCTTCTCGAAGAAGTCAGCAAGCGGCCCGGCGCCGGTCTGCATGTAGTCGCCGAACTTGTCGTTCACATCCTTCAGGATGTCGGCCAGCTTGTCCTGCTCAACTCCGAACTGCCGCACACCAATTGCGAGTTCTTGAAACCGCTCGACGCTGATGCCGGCCAGCTTCGACAGGTTGTCGAGTTGCGCTGTAGCCCGCAGCGTATCCCGCACCAGCCCGATCGTCAGCGCGCCGCCGACCGTGATCGCAACGTTGCGGGCGAAGTCCTTCAGCTTCCCTTGGGTGGCGCCAATAGCCCGATCTAGCTGCCCGGTGTCAGCGCCTATGCGAACTCGGAGATCGGGGAGCGCCATTCGTCTGTTCCATCCACTCTAGCAGTTCTTGCGCCTCGGTCTCGCTTAGGCCCCGCTTCGTCTTCTTCGGCGCCAGCGTCTCCAGTAACCACCAGAAGTGCCGCGGGCGCATGTTCCAGAACTCACTCGGCGCCAAGTGTAGCCCTGTGACCGCCACCTGATAAGCGGTCTTTACGAAGCGGTCTCCTTTTTTCCCTCTTCTCCCCCGGCGTCAAAGGCGCCGTCCATCAGCATCACCGTCAGCATCGTGATCGCTTGGCCCGCAGATCCATTCGCCTTGCCCGCGCGCATCTCGGCCATAAAGTGCTTCCAGATTTCCTGATCCGTCACCTTGGCGCCGGCGAAGCGAAGCATCGTGCCGTAGACCCGCGCGATCTTGTGGAAGTTCGGACGCATCGCCAGATCGGGAAGATCGGTGATCGGGATGATGTCCTCGACCTGCTCCCCGATCTGGAACGCCTTATCCTCAGGGATCACATACTCCCTGCCTTGCCACTCAAGCGTGATCTGCATCAGTCGGCCGTGAAGGTGACGGTGCCGCTCGACTGGATGTTGGCCGTGAACGTGACCGCATCTGCCATCTGGCCCGTGATCGCGAAGCTGCTCAAGAACCAGTCGCCGGTGAAGTCGCCGATCCCGTTGACCTCGACAGTGTAGGCCGCGAGCAGACCAGACCCGGAGCCGACCGCAACCGCGATCAGCGTGCCATCCGTCAGCACGCCCTCAACGTCCGCATCGACCGAACGCGCGCCGACCTCGGCGAGCATCGTGCGCCAGCCTGCATCGGTGATGTCGGTGATGTCGATCGGCGTGTTGTTGATCGTCAGGTTGGTCGTGCGAGCGCCGGCCACAGCCGTGCCGCCCTTCTTCATAATCATCTGCCGTCCAGATTGAGCAGCCATTTACGCCTCCTAAGCGGTGATCGGGCCGACGGTGTTGCTGATGCCGACGACCGAGCCGAACGTCTCCGTCGCGGTGACCAGGCAGCGGATGGTGGCCCCCACATCGCCCGCCTGTAGAACATAGGTCGCAGAGGTGGCCCCGGAGATGTTGCCGAAGCCCGCGCCGGTGTCGCGCTGCCACTGCCGTGCATAGCTAGGCGAGCCGGTCCACGTCCCATTCGAGACCGTCAGCGTCTCGCCCTCTTCGGTCGTGCCGGTGATCGCAGGAGCCACGCTCTGGATCAAGAAGCCCAGCAACTCGCCGCTCTCAAGTGTAGCCGTGAACGTCACCGCGTCGGCCATCTGCCCCGTCAGCGCCACGTTGCTCAGAAAGAAGTCCCCGGCTATGAGGCCGATGTTCTCGATCTCGACGCTGTGATCCGCGAGCAGGCTCGATCCCGCGCCGACCGAGACAGTCAGCAGCGCGTCGGTCGTCAGCACGCCCTCGACATCCGCAGTGATCGTCCGCGATCCAGCCTCGGCCAAGAGCGTGCGCCATCCCGCGTCGTCCTTGTCGGTCACGTCGATCGCCTGCGCCGCGATGGCGAGGTTGTCCGTGCGCGCGCCAGCGACCGGCACTGCCGATATGCCGGAGAGTTGCCTGATCCTGATCTTGCGTCCTGATTTCGCCATGACATCCTCGCTCGCCGAGTTATAGCACGAGCCTTAGCCCAAGTATAGAACGCGGAACAGCATCACCGCATGGGTCGTCTTGCCGTCCGGGTCGTCGATGATCGTCACGCTCTCTAGGTCAGTGTCGATATGCGTTGTCCCGGTGATGCTCAGAGGCTGATGACGAAGCCGCGTGTCAATCGCGTCGCAGATCTCCTTGAGATCGAGCATCGACCGCTTACGCGCCCAGACATCAAGCTGCACGATCACGTCCCCGCCATCGACCGACTTGGTGTCATACGGGCCGAGCGTGTCCTGGCCGAACGAGACGAAAGGAAAATACTTGTCCGCGCCGCTGTCGATCTGCTGCGGAACGGTCGTGAAGATCGAGGGCGAGTATTCCGCGCTCAACAGGCTCGTCACCGAGGGAGTGTTAATACGCGCATAGATCGCCTGCTGGAGCGCCTTCATTCTCATAGCGCGGCCTTCCTAATCGCCTCACGGATGCGGTCGTTGAACTTGGCGCGGTTCTCCTGCACCGAGGGCACCCATGCCGGGCGCGGGCGCATCTTCGTCGTGCCGAACTCGAGGTAGTAAGCATAGGCCAGGCTGCTGCCGACTGTCGCGCTCATCCTGCCGCGGCGGTAGTAGATCGACGAGACCAAGCGCCCTGTGTCCGTCGCAGGCGGCTGGCCCGGCGCCGAGGCGCGATGCACGCGATTAGGCCTGGTCTTGTTGTAGACCTCGCCCGTCTTCGGCCCGCGCTGGATCTTCTTCTTCACCGTCCGATCGACATCAAGCGCCGTCGCGTTGATCGCGCGATCAAGCAGCCGCTCGAACTTCGCGCCATACCGCCGCAGCGCAGCGCGAACCTCGGCCTCGTTCTCAACTTCCATCCGCACGGTCATGTCGCCACCCCGCGCTCGACTTCGATCTCGAGCCACTTGTCGGCGAACTCTACGTTGTTGATGAAGCGGATGTTGTGTCTCACGCCCCGGATCAGGACCGCATCGCGCTCGCTGATTTTGTCGGTGTATCGCACAGTGACACGCAGGCGCGCCGTGCCCTCGACGCGATCCGCGCCAAACCGCTCTCCACCGCTCGACGAACGGACATGCCCGCGCTCTGGAGATCCGACGATCTTCGCCCAGGTTTCGGTGAAGCCGCCCGCATTGTCCGACGCGCGCGTGACCCGCTGGAAGGTCAGCGGCTCCTTTAGCATCCCGGCGTTGTAGTCGCAGCACTTCATGTCGGGATCACCTCCACGCCCTCGAATGCGACGCAGACATCGATCGTGCCAGATGCCGACTTGCCGAGGAAGCCGTAATCCGTCAGCGCCGGCAGTCTGATCGGAGGATCGTAGACAAAATCGTTTACGCCCTCGACTGTCGGGAACTCCTCAAGCAAAAGCATCCCGCTGTAGGGCGCCGCGGTTTGGAGGATGTTCTCGCGCTTGAACATCACGACGTTGGACTTGTTGCCTGACTCGACCTGCAAGCGGACGTTGCTGATGAGCAGCGTGCGATTGCGCGGAACGCTGAACGCGCCGATCTCGCTCTCGCCCCTCGGAATGTCGGTGTCAGCAATTGTCGCCCAGTCCGTCCCGCCTGCGCCGTTCTCGATCACGATCGACGCGGCATGAGACTGAGCCGACTGTGTGGCATATGTCCCAGAAGCCGAGACGAAGGCCTCAAACAGCCGGATGAACTGCTTCGTCGTCGGGCTGCTTGCCGATGCGCCAGCCGTCGCCACTGTGTCCGAGATGAGATCGCCGTTGGCATCGAGGCCGATCAGCGTCACCGCGCGCGCGCCAGTCCCCGCTGCTGTGTCGTTTGCGTTGCCGCCCGACTTGACCCTGAGCGTCGTAGCAGAGCCGACCTGCGGCGTGCGGTAGACCCCGCCTCGAGCGATAGGCGCAAATGTCCCGCCGACCGCAGTGTTGCGGCCGAATTGACGCACGACGCGGCCGCCAGGGATGCCCCGCGCGATGTCGAGCGTCGTCGGAAAACTCATATCCGCGTCACCTTGTATTCGCCGACGGCAGACTGCGCGCCAGACTTCTGCATCGCCTCGACAGGATCGCACCCGTCCCCGCGATGAGCATAGAGGTATGCGGCAAGCGATCTCACCGCGCGACGCAGCGTCCGGGGAACACTCGCGGGCGTCGAGCCATAGCCCGAGGTGTATACGATTTGGATAGCGTTGGTCGGGCGCAGAGCGATCGGCCAGGTGGCGCCGAACTTGAGGCCCATGCGGCCCGGCATCTGCTGCGTGTCGATGTCGAAGGTGTTGGCAATCGTCACAACAGCCGAGTTGCTGTCCTCGTCGAAGACAGTGACGGTATCCACCGAGATCAGCGGATAGACCGGCAGCTTGACCCATGCCGCGCCGCGTGGCCCGTAGAGCATCGACGGATGCCCTTCGCGAACTCCGTCCCACCACTGCGAAGATCCGGCAGGCCACTGGTCGATCGTCATGCGCCACTGTTGAGAAATCAAGGCCAGCCCGCTCGACTGCTCGATCTGCTCCCGCGCTTCGGCGAGGAGATCATAGAGGATGTCGTCGTCGCCGCTGTCGGTGATCGCCAAATGCGCCTTCAACTCCGCGATCGTGACCGGCTCGACGGCAGGCTGCACGATGCGGACGTTGCCGCGCTGCTGATAGAGCGAGACGGGTTCACGCAGCGCCATCACTTCCTCCGCTTGGTCTCTTTGACCGCCACGACCTTGCGCTCCTCGACGGGATCGAACATCCGGCAGGCGGCATGGCACTCGAGCGCCGCCTCAGCGATCTTTCCCTCGACGATAGTGCCTTCGGGATAGGTGATGATCGTATGCCCCTCGGGCGCCATGCGGAAGCCTTGGGGAGCCGTGATCTTCGCGCGCATCAATCCCTCCTGATCTTAGTGACGCAGCCGAGCGAACCCGGCTGCGCTAGAAGATCAGGTAGCAGCAACAGCCGTGCCGACAAAGGTCGTCTCGGCGCGGTGCGGCTTGTTGAGGATCGCGTAGACATCAACCGTCGCATCCGTGCCGGTCGTGCCGACTGCGTTGAGACGGACGTAACGCTTTGACCCTTTGTAGCCGATGCCGCCGATCACCTTGTTGTCGTCCGCATCTGCGGTGACAGTCAGGGCGATGACGCCATCAACCGAGTCCTTCGCGACGATCGCAGCCGCCGAGGCGGCGGTGGTCGCGTCGCTGTGTTGAGCCGTGACGGTGAATCCATCCGCCGTGCCGGCGTCGGTCACGGTGTTGGTCTTGAGGACGATCGTGCAAGCATCGAACCCGCGCGTGTCGACCCAGCTAGAAGCCGCAGGCGTCACGCCCGAGAGCGTCACTACCCCGAGGAAAACGACCTGCTTGTTGTTGATCATGTCACGCATTCTAGAACTCCTTCTCTCTGCGTGGTGGACGGGGCGACATGATCGCCGCCCCGCTTAGGCTTACGCGGTGAACTCAATCAGCTTGATGGCCTCGAAGTTGACCACGTCGCCGCCGACGCGCTTCGTCGTGTAGAACTCAACGTAGGGCTTCGACGAGAACGGATCGCGCAGCGTGCGGATGCCGATCCGATCGACGATCTGATAGGCCTCGCGCATGTCGCCGACGGCGATCGACAGGCTGTCCGTCGCCGGATCAGGCATGTCCTCGAACGACGCGACCGGGTAGCCGAGCAGCGTCGCGGGCTGGCCCGCTGCGATGCCGGGCGACCAGACATAGGCGCCGTCCGTGTCCTTCACCTTGCGTGTCAGGGTGGTCGTGGCGCGGTTCATGAACCACGTCGCGTTCGCGCGATACTGAGCCTTGAGGCCGTAGAGCGCGTTGATGAGAACGTCGCCACCATTGGGAGCAGCGGCAAATGCGCCGTTGACGCCGGTGTCGAAGCGCTCGATCGTGCCGGGCAGCGTGGTGCCGCTCGCGTAGGTCAGGAAGCCACGCGGACGACCGATGCCCGAGCCGGTGACAAACGCGGTCGCTTCGTCGCGGGCGAACTTCTCCGCGACCTTGCCGGCGAGCCACGCTTCCATGTTGATCTCGGCGTCGTCGAGCAGCTTTTGAGTAGCCGTCGGCTTCGCATAGAGTTCATGGGTCGGGATGCGCCACTTGCCAAGCTGCGGCGTGTTGGTCTCGGTGCGGCTGTCGGTTTCGCCGACCCAGCCCGAGGACGCCTCGTTGAGGTCGAACAGACCCTCGAGCGCGTCGGTCGAGATCACCTGCACCGAGGCATAGGCGCGCATCGGCGAGGTCTCGAACACCTTCATCACGATCCGCCCGGAGAGGTCCGGGTTGACCACATAGCCGCCATCGGGATCGGTGCCGACCGAGAGAGCCTTGATCTCGTCCGACGACAGAGCCTGATCGCCCTTCCGCATGTAGGTCTGGAAAGCCGACTTGTAGGCGTCGAGCTGCGCGTTGCCGAAGTCATGCACGTCGGTGCCGCGGCGGCGCATGTTGTTGCGCGCCCAAGCGAGAGCCTTCGCATCGAGATCGACGACATCGCCCGACGCATCGGTGACGACGCGCGAGGCACGCTTCGCAGCGAGAACCGCCTCATCGGCGATCTTCTGCGCGGCGTCCATGTCCGCTTCGATCTTCTTCAGCTTCGCCTCGAGAACGGCGTCGTGCTTCTGCTGGTTCGCGTCGTGGGTCTGCTTGAATTCCTCGAACGCCTTGTTGATCTGCTCGACCGCCGCGACGGCCGCTTTGATTTCCTCAGCCATTGATCGTCTCCTTGAGTTTGCTGAGTTGCGACAAAAGGGCTGAAAGCCCCACTGAAGCCTCGTCCTCAGCGTCCCGCTGGGTGGCGATGGCTTTGAAGCCGTGCGAGGTGATCGCAGCGGCCTCTTTGCGGCTGTATCCTGCATCCCGCAGGAACGCCTCAAACTCTCGCTCGGTCGTGATCGACTTGACCGCCGTCACCTTGGCATCCGGCAGCATCGGGAAGGTGACGAGCGACACCTCGAACAGGTCCACCTCCGTCAGCTTGCGAACGCGACCGCCGGCCTCCGGCACTGCCTCGATCGTCCGATAGCCGATGGACATGCTATCGATGGCTCCTGCCTTGAGCAGCGCCATAGCCTCGCGGCCCTTCTGCACGTCCTTGAGCAGCCGGCCCTTGACGTAGAGGCCGCGCTCGTCCTCGCGGATCTCGTCCCAGATGCCGATCGGCTCGGCCATGTTGTGCTGCCAGAGCATCTTTACCTTGCGCCCGGAGCCAAGAGACTTGGCGAAGGCGCCGCGCTCGACGACATCCATGCCTTGATCGACGACGCCGAAGACGCTGGCGTAGCCCTCGAAGATCCCGTCCTCGTCAGGCTCGCGCTTGATCTCGAGCGCCACGTTGAACCGCTGCATCTCGCTCATCTGCTTCTCATCCTCTTGCCGCCCGATCCGCTCTGCCCATGTGCGCCCCGGATCACCGCCCCACAAGTCCCACGCGATCCGCCACGCGCCAGGCCCGCCGTCCGGCTCCTTTGCGTCGTATTGCTCAGAGCGCAGCGCGCCGTGCCGAGCGAAGAACGACCGCATCCGAGCCACCGTCTCGGCCGAAAGGTTGGCGCGGTTCGCGATGTCCCTCGCTCGCGCTACGCCGACCTCCGTGCCGCCCCGGCCGTATTCCCGACGCCACTCAAGGGCACGTTCTGCTACCCTCGCCATAGCCTCGGTCGGCTGATACCCGTCTTGCTTGCCCTCCCAGAACGAGACGCAGACAGCGTATCGCTGCGCCTCGTCCGGGAAGTCGTCCACGGCTTCTGCGTCGCCCATGCAACGCCCGAGAAACTCGTCCCGACCTTCATCTGCAAACGGTGTCGGCATCTTTGCCCCGATTGTCCCTGCCCGGTTATATCACAGCCGGGAACATGCCGCTAGTCATCGACGATGTAACCAACCGCACAGCGGCAGTTGATGGTTTCGTCGGGTGGTCCATCAGGATCGCCGGGGAACATCAGGCGCGCACCACCGACGCGGAAGGCGCTGTCCATCGGGACGATCTGCCCGTTGGCCCTGTCGTGCGTGGCTCGGGTTCTGCTGTCTTCGGCCGAGATCCATTCTTTCGAAAGAGGGAGGCCGGTCTCCTTCGCTGCCGCTTGGCTGCCGTAATTCGCCGCCGAATGCGTCTCCGTTCTTGCGATCGTAACTGCCCGGATAATCGATACCTGTCGTGCTTGGTCCAAGATCCTGTCTGCGATAGTCGGGACAGCCTCGCCTTCCTCATATCCCCTCCGCACTGCCGAGACGATGCGATTGCGGGTCGTTTCGCTGACGCTAGTGATCCGCTGTCGGATAGTCTCGTTGGAAATGTAGCGCAGAGCAAGGAGGGTCATCGTCTGGGCGAAGTCTTTTGTCTCGAGCCTGTGGCCGAGAGACTTGCCCTGCTCGACGATGCGGCTGCCAAAGGTCACCATGCTCGCGATCGCCATCGATTGGTAGATCTCGGTCAGGCGCTCGACATGCGCGGCGTCAGGCGGCACCTCGCCTGTGCGGCGAAAGACATCGATCATCTCGCGGGTCGCGTTGAATATCTCGCGCGCGATGCGGGATCTGAACTCCAGCTCGAGGCGATCAAGCAGTCGGTTCTGGCGGCGAAGTTCTCGGTCTCGGTTACGATCGAGCAGGCGTCTTGCCATTGGCCGCCTCCAAGCCATAGGCCAGCGCCTTCATGTCTTGCGATGTTCCGCTAGGCGTGAAGGAAGAGGCCGGGCGGACCAGGCGCTCGACAGTGGCCCGGTCGAGCCTCGGGAAGCCGACCATGATGAGGCCGATCGCGCTCTCGGCCGGCAACATGCCGTCGGCGACGGCTTGGATGATCTGCTGGAGCGACGATAGCTGCGCGCCGTTGAGCGCCGTCTCTTGCACATCGGCCCCCGCTGTCGGCACGCCCGCATCAGTTGGCGACGAGATGTCGCCCTCGAAGCCCATGCCCGCCATGCTCAGGCTGATCTCGGTGGACGGCACGAGCAGCACATCGCCGCCATCGGTCGGCTCGTAGCCCTTCATGGCGCGGCGCTCGTTGATCGTCAGATCCTTCGAAGCGTCAGCCATCTGCCAGAGCGCCATGCGCTTGTCGACGATCGCCGGCACCTGGTCCATGTCCGGGCGCAGTTCGACGCCAAAGGACTCGCCAAGCCATGCGTTCCAGTCGCCCGCGATCATGTCCACGAGTGGGACGATCGTGTCCTCCCAGAAGGCTAGGCGTGCCTCTTGATAGTTGGAGTAGGTGTTGTCGCCGGGGATGCCGAGAAGCTGAGGAGGCACGCCGAACGCGAGCGCGATGTCGCGAGCCGAGGAGGACTTCGCCTCGATGACGCCCATGTCGGCAGGCGAGAGGCCCATCTGCTCCCAGCTTAGGCCGCCCTCGAGCAGCATCGGACGACCGGCGTTGCGGGCGCCGGCATACTGCTCCTCGATCTGCGCCTTGAGCCGGTTGAAGTTGTCGCTCGACAACTCCTGCCCGTCTTTGGTGGTCAATGCCCCGGATGGCCGCGCGGAGTTCTGCAAGAGCGCCTGCATCCACGCCATCGCCTCGTTGTGCTGGTCGATTGCGTAGGACGCCGCCTCGACCGGGCTGAGGCCATACCAGTCGTGGCTCGGGTTGAACATCTTCAGGTGGCGCACGTCGCTGTCGAGCGTCTGCGGATCGACGGGGAACGTCACCTTCTGGTTATTCGCGGTGTAGATGTAGGACTGCGGATAGCCCGACGGGCCGGGGATCACCTTCATGCGGTCAGGGCGAAGCTGGTAGAGTTCGCGCGGCTGCCCACCGACGACGACCCGCTCCTCGTAGCCGTTCCCGGCGATCAGGAGATAGGACACCTTGGCCCGCATGTAGCTGGCGCCCGACTGCATCGGGTTGGGGTTCTCGATCAGTTGCAGCAGCGGATGCTCGATCAACTCCGTTTCGCCGCGGAAGATCGTCCAGCGGATCGAAGCCACGGCGTCCGCGATCTTGTTGATCGCCTGAAACGCGATCACGTTCTTGCGATAGGCTTCGTCGGCGAATTGCTTGTAGTCGCGATCAGACCAAGCGGCTTGGCCTGGGTTCATCACAAGCGCGCCACCTACGGCGCTTTCCTTCACGGCGTCGCGCCGGAATAGGCGGGAGAAGATCATCGCAAGCGTCCTTGCAAGACTGCGCTGAGGCAAAGTAGCATATCACGCCCCCTCGTGCTATAGGGCGCGGATGTTAGGCCGGCCAGTGGTCGAGAAGGCAAGATCCGTCAAGGCCCAGACCATCGCATCGAGCCGGTCGGGCGATCCGTCGCCCATGAAGCCCTGCGCCGTCATCTGCATCATCTGATCCTCAAGCCGCGGCATCTGCGCTGCGTGCGTCACTCGGCCCTGCTCGTAGAGAGCGGCGATCGGCTCGGCGCGGACTGCCTTGCCCTTCGATGCGGTGACCATCTCGACGTTGGCGAAGCGATCCGAGGTCTTGATGATGCTCTCGACCATGTCCCCGCCGAAGTTGCGCTCGGCCACGATCTTGTCGGCCTTGTGGTGGTGGTAGCGCTCGATGACCATCCGGCCCCAGCCAGCCGGGCCGAGGCTGCACGACGCATCCTCGAGGATGTAGAAGCGCCCATCGATGCCCTTGCCTGCTACGACGATGCCGATCTCGTCGCCGCCGCCTGACGGATCGACACCAACGACGATCCGCTGCATCTGCGGCGCTTGCCCGCGCAGGATCATCTCGCGCGTCCAAATCGCGCCGTCGATGTCCTCGAGGATCTCGGCGAACAACTCCTGCCGGCCGAGGCGGGTGCCCTCGTATTTGTCGCGCAGAGCAGCGAGCGCGGTCGGCGCCAGGTTGGCCGCGTTGTCGAATGTCGAACCGCGCGTGACAATCGTGCCGAGGCCATTGAGCAAGTCACGGATCACCTTCGTCGGGCGAGGCGTCGTCGTCGCCACAAGCTGCGGGTTCTCGCCGAGGCGAAGCCCGAACGCTAGTTGATCGAACGCCTCGGGATAGGTCCAGGCTGCCAATTCGTCGCACCACGCTCGATGGAACTGCGGCCCGCGCAGACGATCAGGCGTGTCTGCGGAGAAGCCGCGGATCAGCGCGCCGTTGGCGAGCCGGATCTCCTGCCGGCTGCGGTTGTATTCAGCGATGCTCTCATGCGGGATGCAGGCCATCAGCCCTGAGACGCCCTCGAAGCATGTGCCGCGCACGTCGTTGAACGTCGGCGCCACGACGGCGATTTGATGGCCTGGGTTACACGCGGCATACCAAGCGACATCCTCAGCGCCTGTGCGGGTCTTGCCAAAGCCACGCCCTGCGAGGACGAGCCACGCGCGCCAGTCGCCCTTAGGGGTTATCTGGTTGGATCGGGCTTGCGAAAGCCACTTCGTCCTCGCGATCGCTGCCGGAGATTTTTGCAGCGAGAGCATCAAGTGCTTGTCGAAGATCATCGGTTATCTCCTGGGTGATCTTGATCGCACCGCCGTCTGCGCCGGTGATCTCGTGGCGGTTGGTCTCGCGCCAGCCTGCCTGCGTCTTGAGGAAGAAGATCATGCACGCGATGTCGCCGTCGCGCGCCTTGTTCATCAGGTTCGATGCGATGACACCGATCGCTCGCGCCTTCCCCTTTTTATACCGCAAACCGGCTTCCTCGTCGCGCTCGAAGATCGCGGCGAGCGTAGGCCGGCTGATGCCGAGATAATCGGCGATCTGGTCTTGCGTGAGATACTGAGCGAGCGCCTCAAGCTGGACGCGCTCGTCGTCGGTCAGGACGCGGGTTGCCATGGTGCTGCCTCTCGGTGTTCCACTGCTCGATCTACATATAGGTTACATCTTAGCCTCAACGATCCACCCCGCAAAGTCACCTACTCGAAAGAACTCTATTGCTCCGTCTGGCAACTCTGCCGCGGCGAGTGGTCGTTGCACCCCGCTTAGGCTTAGTTCTTTTGCCACCACATCCTCTGGCGTCGCTCCTGCTCTTAGCTTGTTCGCCAAGGTAAGCCTTGCCATGATCGTCGATGTGTAGCCAGATCCTGCCTGCATACGCTCGACCATGACCACTGCGCCCCCCGGCCTTAGAGCGTCGACAAACCGAGATAGAAACTGCCCCCTGACATGTGGCGGCATGAATATTGTGCTCAGGAACAACACCCCAAAGTCGAACGGCTCGAAGTCGATACTCGTTGCGTCACGAATGACGATCTCGCCCGGCGCTTGGTATTTCTCTGCCATCTCTGGCGCCTTCTCGACGGCGATCAATCGCGCCGATCTTGCTTCGAGTATAGGCGCGATCGCTCGCCCTACGTTACCTGTCGACGCTCCTATGTCGTAGACTAGGCCACGCTCGGGGATGTAGTGACGGGCGATATGTTCGACCGCGCTCGTCGCGAGATCATACCAAGGAAGCTGCTCGCGCACATGGTTGTCAAACCCGCTTGCTACGTCCCTGCTTTGAAAGGTCCATCGACCTTCATCTGGCATCTGCATTTAGAACTCCTAACGCGAGTATGTTTTCAGCTACAGCCTTCATCATGAAGGGTGCGACCATTCTTCCAAGACGTTCAACTCTTTGTTGATAGCTACCTGTTAAAATATAATCATCTGGCACAGACATAATTCGTTTAATTTCTGAAACCGTAAACGCTCGATTATCCCAATGACATACCTTTGCAGCGCCAGGATTTCCGCATGTTGCAGTAATACAGTTTGCGACACTATCTCGTCTTGATTTAACAAGATTAAATCTTTTTTTATGTTGCTCTCCTGGTTTTAAGTTTTTAAGCAATTTAAATATTGAATATTTTTCAATGTTGCTTTCTGCTTTATCTTGTTGCGTCATAATAAGATCCGCAAACGCTTGTTCTAACGTTGGCCTGCTATCGCTTGGCTTGGGATGCAGCTTTTTTGTCATATTTGCCTTCCATAGGTCGGAGCGTATACCAACGAAGATCGTCCGCGCCCGCTTCTGCGGAACACCTAGCCACTGAGCATCTAGCACCTTACACTCGACGCAATAGCCCGACGCTCGAAGATCTCGCAGGATTTGGTTAAGATACCCCTTGGCGACGCCTTTAGCCAAGCCGCTGACGTTTTCAGCGACGAAGACTTTCGGCATCAGATCTCGTAAGATTCGAATATATTCGAAAAAAAGATCCTCGACGTTCTCTTGTGATGCATCGGAGTATTTCTTCGACTTGCCCCATCCCTTCTCTCGACTGCCGGCTGTCGAGAACGCAGAGCACGGAGGAGAGCCGTCTAGGATGTCGAGTTCGCCTTGTTTTTTGCCAATGAGATCGAGGATCTCTTGCCCGGATAGTTTTCGGATGTCGCCGGGCAAGATCTTAGTTGTGGGCCAGTTTGCAGCGTAGGTTTTAACGGCTTCCGAAATAAACTCGTTAACAGCAAGGACCTTTCCGCCGGCCATTCTATAGCCTGTCGAAGATCCACCGCCCCCCGCAAAAAGCGACACGACTTCAAACTTGTGGTTGCCGTTCTCCGTCTGCTCGCGAAGCGATACAACGCTCGGGATCGAGTAGCTAGTCATCAAACTCAAACCCGCATTTTGGGCACGTGTGTGTAAGGTCTGACTCGTCTGCTTCCTTGAAATCCTCTGGCGCATCTATCTCACTCGCAGGCCCATTCTGAAGCAACGCGATCTCGTCTGCGTCGAAGCCTATCACGTCGAGGTCGAAGCCCATCTGGCGGAGGTCGTCAAACTCGAGGGCGAGCAACTCGTCGTCCCACTCGGCGAGTTCTGCGGTCTTGTTCACCGAGAGGCGAAAGGCCTTGACCTGCGCGTCGGTCATGTCGTCGGCGAGGATCACCGGCACCTCGGCAAGGCCCAGCTTCTTCGCTGCCTTGAGGCGCAGATGCCCGTCGACCACCAGCCCGTCGCTCTTGGCTACAATGGGCACGCGAAATCCGAACTCGCGGATGGCCGCTGCGACGCGATCCACGGCGTGGTCGTTCTTGCGCGGGTTGCGCGCGTATTCGATCAGGCGATCGATCGGCCACGTCTCAAACGCCAGGGGGATGGATACTGACATCGTAGGTGGCTCCGCTGGGGACTGCGTAGAAGATCGGGATCTCGGCATCGATGCTCCATTGTATCTCGTAGGCTACACCTTGACTATCGCGCCAGCCAGGGAGGCAAAGCACATATAGCATGTCCGACTTCTTGAGGACAGTCTTGTTCCACTCAAGCCATGCCATCGCGTTTCCGGGGAGGTGGTTGCGCTGCCCGATCTCGTGCCAGTGGGCGATCGGGGAGATGGGCATGATGATGCCCTTGCGCCAGAGCCATGCGGCGAAGTCACCAGCAGCGAGCGCGCGGGCGTCCTGCGTCGTTCCATCCGGGTGGGAGTAGGGCGATGAGATGAAGGCGAGCATCTTATCTCCCCAGCATCTTGGCTTCGGTCATGCGAACATCGAAGATGTCCACGCCGCGAAGCCGAGCCATGACCTCGCAGTGATGCTCGAACTCCTCGTCGCCGATGGGCTGATCTATCGCGATGCGGTTCTGCTCGGGGTTGAGAGCGAAGCCCTTAAACCGCGCCTCTCGAAGCGAGCCAAGAACGCCCATCTGCGTCAGGTGGTAGGTGTATTCGGGCGTGTTCGCCCACGGCAGCGGCTTGCCATGCGTCCTAGCATAGTCGGTAGCGAGGTCGAGGTTGCGAAGCGGATTAGAGGTGCCTTCGCGACGGATCGCTTTCGCGGCTGCGTCAATTTCGCTCTGGATCGGCCAGCCGTGCGTCTTCATACGAGCGAGCAGCGCGTCCTCGAACTCCTGCCACCACGTCTGCAAGTTGTCTCGGGGCGCGTGCCTCATCACGGCGCGGACGAGCGAAGCTATCTCCGCCTTCTGCGCCTCTGCGTTGCCAGCGATCGTCTTCGGCGCCGTCCTCCTGCTGAGGAACTCGGTCATCCGTCTGGTCAGGTCCGCCTGATGTAAGTTCATCGATCATCTCCTGCATGATTTTCTGAAGGTCAACTTTTGGCTTGGCAAGGCTTGCAGTGATCCACGGGATCGGGTCGACGATGCCCTCCCGCTTACAGGCTGCGAAGGCGTCGTAGATCTCCTGATCGCCTGCGTCCTTTCGCCACTTCCCGATGACGCTCCGAGCCTGCCTCTCAGACGAGCCGTGAGCCACAAGGAACCTCACTCCTCTATCCCAAAGTGCAGCCGTGACGGCATCGCCGTCCAATGCGTTAGCATTGGTATCTATCTGGCTATGGTTATGGTTATGGTTAGCATTGCCATCGTATTGCGGTCGCAGTGCGTTCGCATCATGCTCGCTTTGTTTTTGTTCAGTTTTTTGCCATCTGTGGTTCGCTGATACTTTCGCGCTCTCTCGCTTTTGTTCTCGCTTCTTCAGCTCTCTTTCGACCCTATCGTTCCAGAGGCCTGCCTCCAGCATGATGATCTTGTGGTTTTCAATCAGCGTCTCGAGCGCCTTTCGGAACGTTGGCAGCGTCGTTCCGCAGGATCTGGCGAGCCTATCGTGCGGCATCTGGATCGGGCCTTCTGCCTCATACATCATCGCAACAAGCGTGATGTAGACGCCTGTCTCCAGCGCGCTAAGCATCCTCGTCCCGCCCAGCCAGTCGGATGGGTAGAAGGCTATGAACGGGCCGCCACTCATCGCGGCACCTTGCATGGCGCAAACGGGTCGTGATATATCTTCGACATGTGGCGACCTCCGATCGCTGCTCTGGGCGGGTCGAGCGTTGGCGCGCTCCCCGCCCGTCTTCTTTAACACATCTCGTCGATGCGTGAAAGCCTGTAGACGGTTGTAAAATCGACGCCCAGCGCCTCGGTGATCTCGGGCCGGGTAAAGCCGTCGAGCATAGCCGTGCGGACGTAGTGCCAGCGCCCGCGCATGATCTTGTCGCTGCGCCGCCGAGGGTGGCCTCGAAGCGGCACGCCGTAGATCGCCTCGAAGTCCTCGAGCAGAGCCTGGAGATGGGCCTTGCGGCCTGCCTCGTCGGTGGGTATCTTCATCTTGCAAGTCCTCCCTGTTGCACCAACTGCCCTCGGCTTCGGCCGGGGGCTTTTTTATGAGATCGTCCCTCGTAGCGCACCGATCGCCTGAAGCGCCGCCTGCACGTTGTTCACGACCGCAGCGCGCCCGCGCCATCGCTCGTGCCAGATCACCTGATCCTCGGTCAGCTTCTGCGCCGAGGGCACCTTCGATCCGTCCTTGACCTCGAGCAGGTAATTGACGCCGCCATAGCCGACGAGGAGATCAGGGCAGCCTTTGCCGACGGCGTGGAGCAACTCGACGCTCGCGCCGAGCGCTCTGAGCGCCTCGACAATGTAGCGTTGATTGGCGTCTACCTTAGCCGCGCGTCTCATGTCTGAGGATCTCCATCGTTACCGCCCGCAGGCTCGCGTCGATGATCGCCGCCCGCTTGCGTTGCCGCAGCATCCTCGCGCGGTTGCCGAGATCGATCAGGCGCTCGCGTCGGAAACGCAAGTGCCCAATCTCGCTCGACCTCGCCTCGATGCTCAGAGCAGGCCCAGACATAGCCGCCTCTGCTTCGCTGCGAAGCTGGCCCCGGCTGCGAGTATCCCCAGCAGCCCGGCCGCTTGCAGACCCGACATGGCCCCACATCATTCGCCCCTCAGATAGTCGGAGAGCGTCAAGATGGTTGAAAGGTAGACGTTTTTCACCTTGCCCGCCTTGATCTGGCCGAGCGTGTTGCGGTTGATCCCGGTCGCCTCGGATACACGACAGAGGTTGCGGTCCTGGAGCCGGGTGCTGATTTCTTCGAGCGTGAGCATGGTCTCTCCTATCATTTTGTGCTGGCACTATCGCACAAAGCGGTTTAGAGTGCCAGAACCAAAAACAACGGAGGACGACATGAGCGACCACAAGAACATCTACGCCGCTCTGTGCGCCGCGCAGGCAAACATGGGGCGCGTCACGAAGGGATCGGTGAACCCGGCGTTCAAGAGCCGGTATGCCGATCTGGCCGACGTGGTGTCGGTCGCGGTGCCCGCGCTCAGCGAGCAGGGGATCGCGCTGCATCACAGCATGATCCGCGACGAATACGGCATGACGATGCGGACGACGCTTACGCATGGCGCGACGGAAACGCAGATCCACTGCGACGTGCCGCTGATCGTGGCGAAGAACGACATGCAGGGTATGAAGTCGGCGACGACCTATGCTAAGCGCATTGGCCTTGAGAGCCTCACCGGGATCGCGCCTGAGGACGACGACGGCAACGCCGCAGCGAAGGCGCCGCCGAAGGACGAGCCGAAGAAGCCCATGTCGGTCGAGCAGTTCGACGAGATCACCGCGCTGATCGAACAGACCGAGGCGAACGAGGAGAAGCTGTGCGCCTACATGAAGGTGCAGGCCCTTCACGATCTCGACGCATCCGGCGCGGAGCATGTGCTGGCGCTTCTCCGCAAGAAGGCGCGCTGAGATGGAGCAGCGCACAGAGGAGTGGTTCGCGGCCCGCTTGGGCCGTGTCACCGCCAGCCGCATCGCCGATGTCGTCGCCAAGACGAAGACCGGCTACGGCGCAGGCAGGGCGAACTACATGGCCGAGTTGGCCTGCGAGCGACTGACCGGCCAGCGCGCCGAGGGTTTCACCTCGAAGGCCATGCAGCACGGGACCGACACCGAGCCGCGCGCGCGGGCCGCATACGAGCTGCTGACGGGCGCCTCGGTCGTCGAGGTGGGCTTCATCGCCCGCGACGACATGGCCGCTGGTGCCTCGCCTGACGGCCTCGTGGGCGAAGATGGGCTGATCGAGATCAAGTGCCCGAACACGGCGACCCACATCGACTACCTCATCAAGGGATCGGTGCCGGGGAACTATGCCTTGCAGATGCAGTGGCAGATGGCCTGCACGGGTCGCAAGTGGTGTGATTTCGTCAGCTTCGACCCGCGTCTGCCGGTCGATCTGGAGATGTGGGTCAAGCGCGTGGATCGGGATGAGACCCTGATCGCGGATCTGGAGGCCGAGGTGACCAAGTTCCTCGGCGAGTTGGACGAGATGATGGACAAGCTAGGGAGGCTCAAGTGACGAGATACGATCTACTCAGCCCGAGGCAGAGCAAGGACGGCAAGACGCGGTGGCTCAAGGTTGGGGCGGCCTTCCCGCGCGACAAGGGCGGGTTCTCGCTCGTCTTCGATGCGCTGCCGCTGCCGGACAAGGAGAACCGCGTGCAGCTACTGATGAGCGAGGCCAAGCCGCGCGAGGATGCAGGCTATCCCGGCCCCGCTGACCGACCGGCGATGCCGGCCGGTCTCGACGATGAAATCCCTTTCTGATGGAGGATTAGATGCCACAAAACGAAAAGGCCTTGGACTTCTTCAACGCAAAGAAGATCCAGATCGATCAGATGCTTGCGCGCTTGCAACTACTGAGCGCAAACCACTTCGACGCGCCAGAGCCGGAAGATGTCAACTGGGGACATGTCGGAGAGTTGTTCTTTTGCGCGGAGCAGCTTTGGACCTTGCTCGAAGCGATCGACCCCGACTTCGAAGACTTCGATTACAAGCACAAACTAGAGTTCCCCGCACGACCCAAGTCTGAGAGGTGACACATGGAAATGCTGCAACAGATCATCGAGCGCATCGAAGGGCTGCTCGTCGAGAAAGACAGGACACAGGAACTGATCCGCGAGGCCTTCGCCGAGGCCAAGACCGCTGGCTTCGACACGAAGGTGCTGCGGAAGGTGATCGCGCTGCGGGCGATGGACCCGGACGAGCGCGCCGAGCAGGAGGCGATCATCGCGATGTATCTCGCGGCACTGGAGGGCGAAGATGATTGAGATCGACCAGCACATCGCCGAGCGCGCGCTCTGGGCAGAGGCAGCTTGCACAAGCATCCTCGACGCGATCGAGGCCGGGGACGCCATCCGCGGCATCCGCAAGGATGCAGACGGCAAGGTGTATATCTTGTTCGAAGTCGACGAAGGCAACGAGGAAATGATCGCGGTGCAGGCGATCCTAGACCTTGCCGACCTGATCCGTTGCGAGCCGCTGCGGTGACCTACACCATCCGCCTCACCGGCCCGACGCAGCGCACCTATGCTAAGCGCCTGATCGACGCCGCGCCCGACTATGCGATGGTCACGGTGAAGGCGGGTGATCGCACCCTCGAGCAGAACGCCCTGATGTGGGCCTTGTTGACCGACATCAGCCGCGCTCGGCCCGAGGGGCGACAGTGGCCGCCCGAGACGTGGAAAGCCGCGTTCATGCACGCTCTCGGTCATCAGGTGCAATTCGCGGAGGGGCTGGATGGCACCGGCCCCTTCCCGCTCGGCTTCCGATCATCGAAGCTATCGAAGCCGCAGATGTCGCTGCTGATCGAATACATCCTCGAATACGGCGCCCGCCACGGAGTGACCTTTGAGCAGGATCGTTCACCCGCGCCCGCTCGGCTTGAAGCCTGAGAAGGCCAAGCGCGACCCAGACCACATGGCGCGGGTCGCGCAGTTGCCTTGCGTGATCTGCGGCCGATGGCCGGTCGAGGTCCATCACTGCATCCACGACCGCTACGGCCAGCGGCGATCGCCAGACGCCGAGACGATCCCGCTCTGCCGCGATCACCACCAGCTTCTGCACGCAGACAAGCGAGCCTGGCGCGAGGCGCACGGGCCGGATCACGGCTTCCTGCCAGAGGTGCTGGCGGCTGTTGCAAAATAATTTGCGCGCAGGTGCGAATTGCTCTTTACATGATCGGGTGGTGTGCTTATGTTGATTCTCATAGAGCAACGGGAGAAGCAGATGACCCTCGCAGCCAAGATCAACGAAGCCCTCGACGCCGGCAAGGCGGTCACCATAACCACCTACCTCTGCTCGGTTCGCGTCACGGCGAAGCACCGCGCGGTCTGGCGCGCCGCCGGCTACGAGTTCTTCAAGACCGATTCGACCGGCGCGACCGTAATGATCGACAGCCAGTCGAACGGGAAGCCCCGCTACGCTTGCATCAACGGCACCAAGATCACCGCCGCATAAGGGAGAGACAAATGTTACGCAACGACTTCCAGCAGCACCTTGACGAGGATTGGATCGACTTCCGCCGCGAGGTCTGCGACCTCTACGACCGCAAGCCTGACCTGACCATCGCGCAGGTCGCCCGGATCTTGGGCGCCGACTTCGATGATGTGAAACGCGCGCTGATGTAGGGAGATCGCAGATGACCGAGATCGACACCCTCAAAAGCAAGATCGCCAAGCAGCGGTCGGAGATCGCCCGCCTCGAGCAGAAGGTGGCCGAGTTGGCGATGGACAAATTACAGATGCACCGCGACATTCTGGCGCTGAAGATCAAACTGGAGGAGCAAGCATGATTGACCAATGGGTGGAGCGACACGTCGTCCTCGACGGCGGGATGTATGAGGAACGAGATGCGACCGCGTGCTTCTATGTCAGGCCGCATGATCACGCGATCGAGATCGAGACGATCAGCATCGACGGCTGCATCTATCACGCGAGCATCATTGAGAAGCAGATCGGCAAGGAGCGGATGGCCGAGATCATCAAGCGCGCCGAGGCGTGGTGGGACGATGACGGCTATCGCAACTGGCGGTCGAACAACGAGTGGAATGGAGCGCGATATGCGTGAGGATCTAGGACGGATGGCGCAGCACTTCGAGCGGCTGCAAGACGACACGACGAAGCCGAGCCTGCGCTGCCTGCTGGCAGGTGCGGCGGCCGGCGCGCTCGGGATCACCGTGCTTCCGTGGCTCGCGGCGATCATCATCTCGGGAGGCTGGTGATGCTAGGCTACATCAACTACTACGCAGACGGCACGACGAGTAAGCTGTGCGTGTCGCGCAAGGTCGCCGACCAGACTGCGAAGCGCATCAGCAAGCCCTTGCTTGGCGATCCCCGCAAGGCTGTCTGGGTCGTCGATCACAACTACAACGGCGACATCATCAAGATCACGGCAGAGCCTATCGTGCAGCCTTGGGAGAGGAAGCCATGACGGAAGCACAGCTAGGCGAACTCATGCGCGCTCAGGCCCGCAAAGAAGGCCACAGAGGCCGCTTGCCCGATATGCACTCGCCTGCATCGTGGCAGAACGAGGAGGCTCAGGAACGCAAGGAGGCGCTCGAGGAGGCCATCTATCAAACGATGTGCGCGAAAGGCCGGTCGATGCTGATGCAGGAGATCGTGACCGCGATTGACGAGACCAAACGCGATGCGATCCAGAACGCCGTGCGCCGCATGAAGACCCGCGGCGTGATGAAGACCATCCTCGAAAGCCGCAGTGGCAAGAGTGCGGTAGTGTGGAGGCTCGCATGAAGCTGGTCGTTTTGGCCGTCGTCGCAAGCATGAACGCCGACACAGGCTACGTCGGCGTCTATAGGGACATGGACCAATGCAAAGAGATGCAAGACATCTACATCAAGCACCTCGATCCGAGCGCGATCATGGTGTGCGACACGGTCACCAGATTTCAGCCGGTGTTGATCCCGCCGCCGAGGCCCGCCGGATTGAAGCGGCCGTGATCGAGGCGTTTCGGGCGGTCTTTCGGAAGATGAGGGAGGGAAAGCTGTGACAGACGATCTTCGTCGCGAGATCCAAGAACTCCAACAACAGGTTCAGTTCTGGCAGCAGCGCGCCGAATACTGGCGTGACCTATGGAGCAGGACCGCGAACCGCCTCCTGCAAGTCGATCCCGAGTTCAACAAGACGACCTTCGTCACAGTGCCCGACAAGATCAACGCTCTCCGAGACGCGGTGTGGCGCGATGACGACTGAGCAGGAAGAGCGCCTCGGCCAACTCATGCTCGCCCAAGCCCGGCGCGAAGGCCACAAGCCCGGCCTGCCCAACATCGGCATGTCGATCAAGATGCAGGAGCAGGCGAAGATCATCTTCGCAAAGAACGGCCGCCGCCACGCCACCGACCTCTGCCTTGAGCATCTCCGCAAGATCGCGCCGGAGGAGATGACCTGCGATCAACTCTGCGCCGTGATCAAGATGGGCAAGGAGGCCACAAGAGACGCGCTGCACAAGCTGGCCGGCCAAGGCCACATCACATCGCGGATGCGGATCGATCGCCTGCGCGTGCGGCTCTGGCGCGCTATCGACCAGCCTGCATCCGGCGCGCCGACGCAATAAGATCGGCCGCCATCTTCAGCGCCTGATCGGGCGTCAACTCGAGCGCCATGATCTCGCGATGGCGCTCAAATACTTTCAGCACGCAGTCGTCATAGACGTGCCACGTCGGCCGCAGGAACTCTTTCATTCATCTCTCGATCGGATCGATCGCCCTCAACACCAGCCCGTCGCGGCGGTGAAATGTCAGCGCCTGCATGGCCCGCCGGCCAGCATAGCCCATCCCCGCGGCATACGCATCAGGCGGCGCGAAGGCCCGCAGACTCTCCCACCGCAGCGGCCCGACATCCCGCGACTGATCCTTATGCACATGCCCGGTGAAGCAGTAGCGATGCCGCGTCTCGGACCAGTATGGGCAAACATCGGAGAGGTAGAGCGTCAGCCTCTCAGGAGGAGCCTTGTCCCCGTGATGCGCGGAGATCAGGCAGCGGCCCCACTGCGCCATGAACAGGTCGCGAGGATCTTCGTCGATACGGACATGAGCAGATCCAGCATAACGCTGCGCCATCGCGAAGGTCAGCACCTTGTGCGCCTCGGGATCGTGGTTGCCTCTGAGAACGCGCACGCTGACCGCTGAGTGCTTGCCCGCGATCGTCTCGATCACCTCAGCCAGGAAGTTGACCCCGGCCTGTAGCACCTTCCAGTGGCGCGTGTCGGTGTCCAGCGGATGCTTGTGCGCCGGCGTGACATTCGTCTGATCGTTGGCGTGGAAGAAATCGCCACCGACGATGAGGATCGCCTTGGCGCTCTTGGGCGTCAGCGCCCCGATCTTGGCGAAGGCCAGGCGCATATCCTCGGTCGCGCGCTTGATGTCGTAGTCCACCGCGCCGGTCTCGTCTTTGTCGGCGAGCATACCGAAGTGGACATCCATCAGCGGATAGACCGTGCAAAGATCCGCGATCACCGTCTCGGGCGGCTCGATCGGTTCGGCCCGGTCGATGTTCTCGAAGGCCTCGCGAAGTTGCTCGATGAACGTCTCTGCGAACTGTGGCGCCTTCCAGAATACCGAGTCCCAATTGCCTGTCTCGGGGTCTTGCACCCGCCGCCAGCCGTGCTTCGCGTTCTCAGACGAAATGCCAGTTCGCTCGAGCGCCTGCGTGATGCCGGGATCTTGCTGCGCGCGGATCAGGATCTGGCGAACCGTGCTTTCATGCAACCCGAGCCGACGCGCGATCTCGCTTTTGTTGCCGATCTCCTTGTAGAGATCGACCACCTTCTTCTGATGCGGTGTCATTTCGCGCAGCCCACATCAATCTGGGCGATGAGATAGGCGCCGGTCATCACCGACTTCGGCCCGCCGTCCTCATAGAGCGCCCCGGCATGAGCGGTGCGACTATCCTTGGTTGCGTCGCAGATCGCGTTACTGCTTGGAGCGGTCATGCAGCCAGCCGCGAGCGGCGTCCACACTGCCAGGACGATCCACCTCGTCGATCCGCTTGCGCGTGTCCACATAGTCCTGAGCCTCCTTGCGCTTGGCGTCAGCCTGGGCCGACTTTCTGCCGCCAAACCAGATTGCTGCTAGAGTAGTGAGAAAAACGCCGATCGCCGCTGCCCACATCTTGAGACGGATCAACTGCGCTCCTCCCACTGGATGCACCTTAGATCCGATATGACGGTCTCAGGCGACTGCTCTGTGACATAGGGCACCATCACCTCCGCGATGAACCGCTTGCACTGCTCCTCGGTCTTGATGACAGGCCCGCCCACGATGAAGCAGGCCATATTCCCGCAGACCAGCACCAGCGGCGCCCACATGTCACCCTCCTATCGGATGCCCTCCGACCACTTCTTGATCCGCTCACGCATGACCCAGGCTGCGGCGAGAACGACGATCCCCGCGAAGACTAGCGCGACGAGCTGCGCCGTCCCGTCAAGCGCGCCGACCGCAGCGATGCCAGCCCCAGCCCCGGAAGCGATCTGCACCGCCGACGCCTGCACTGTCGTGGACTGCGCTACGCTCTCTCTGGGCGCGTCAGGAGCCGCAGGCTTCGGCTCGGCGTAGTCTTTCAGGAACAGAGCGACCTCGGCCTCACGGCGGCGCACAAGGCCGCGGAGAACCTTGCCGCCGGCCTTGTTGAACCATGCCATCGCCTCGGCGCAGCCCATCATGTCGCCCGCGTTCCACCGCTTGAGCGCCGTGGACTTCGCGAAGGCCGGCGTGCCGATGTTGTAGGCGAGCGAGACGAAGGCGCCGAACTGATGCGGGTTCGGCTGCTGCTTGAAGAGCGGCCTGATCTCATCGGCGAACTTCTCGAGGCCGACCGCCAGCATCTCCTCGGCGAGATCCTCGGTCCACTTGTCGCCCATCTTGACGCCCGGCCCGTAGCCCGCGCGGTTGGTGTAGCCATAGCCGATGGTGACGACATTCGCCGGGTCGAGGTATGCCTCAAGCCGCAGGCCTTCGAACTCCTTGACGAGATCAATCGCTTCCTGGGGGATCTTCATTTGCGAAGCGCCTGCTCTATGCTGTCCAGCTTGGCGAAGACCGCCTTGAAGTTCTCGCGCATCTCCTTGAACTCGCGATCATGCGCGGTCTTCTGCTCGGACATGGTTGCACGGATGACAGCGATCTCGGTCTCGTGCCGCTGCTGTCGATTGAACATGAAGATCACGAAGCCGGTGACCGGCGCGACGATCCACTTCATCACGGCGTCGATCATTTCCATGCCGGCCTCACGCAATATCATCGGTGATCTCAACGCGGATGTAGCCGCTGTTGGGGAAGGTCTCGATCGTGGTGTCGGAATATGTGACCTCGAACTCGGCCTGATAGCTGCCGATCGTTGCCGTGTCCGCCGCCTGCCAGTTGTATTGAACGATGCCGTTGGATGCGTTCTCCAGCGCCGCAGCCGCATCGACGACGGTCGCGCCGGCAAGCGTCCGCATGTGGAACCGAACCGACGCGCCGGTGAGGACGATCGGCACCTCGTCTCCGTCTTTCAGTTGCGCCCGCAAGGGGGGCGAGGTGTCGTTCTGCTTGATCCAGAAGGTGCCCATCACGCCGCCTCGTTCTTTTCCGAGAGCAACATAGCAGAATTAGGACCGCTCGCAAATAGGGCGGCAGATTGCTTCTGGTTCTGGAACTCATACCGCGGCTTGAAGATGCTCGCGTCCTGCATCGTCAGCGTGAACAAACCGACATCGGCGAACTCGCTGATTGCCTTGAACGCATCCTGGCCGCTGAGAACAAAGACGCCAGTGCCCGCGAGTTCCGAGATGCCGAAGTTGACGCCCTGCAACGAGTAGGTGAACTGGCCCTCATCGATCCGCTCAAGGACGCCCTTCGCGGTGTCCTGGCCGGAAAGCACAAAGACGCCCGTGCCGGCGATCTCGGAGATGGCCTTGAACGCATCCTGACCGGCCAACGTGAACACACCAGCATTCACAACCTCGTTGATCGACTTGAGCGCGTCTTGACCGGCGATCAGGAAACTTCCAGCGCCGAAGCCGTTGACGATTTGCTTGGCGGCATCCTGACCGGACACCGCAAACAAGCCCGCGCCAGACGCCTCGCTGATCGCTTTGAACGCATCCTGACCGGCGAGCGCGTAGGTGCCGCTGCCGAGTAGTTCGAGAACCGCCTTCGCCGCATCCTGCCCGGCCAGAGCGAAGATGCCAGCCCCGTGGGCGACAGATAGATCCTCGGTTATCGCCTGACCGCTAACAGTAAAGGTGCCCGCTCCAGCGGCCTCTGAGAGGCTCTTGAACGCATCCTGACCGAGAACGGTAAACGATCCGGCGCCGAAGCCGTTGACGATCTGCTTTCCCGCATCCTGACCGGCGAGAGCGAACGAGCCTGCCCCCGCCGCCTCGCCGATGCCGAAGTTGATGCCCTCGTTAGGCTCCCATGCGGCAACGTCGGCCCACCAGCCGGCGTCGTCCCACGAGCCTGTCTTGAGCAGCCAGGAGTGATACCAGCCGTGGCCCCTGACATCTGCGGTGAGCGAGTAGGTAGCCACGTTGGCCTCCGAGGTATCAGGTCAAAGCAGAATAGCACCGAGCGCGATGGCTATGAAGTCCATCTTCTCGATCACTCCCAAGGCAGACCACTCGCTGTCTTCGGATGCTTCTGCGCTTCGATCTGCGTGGCGAGCGATGCTTCGGCTGCGTCCTTATCGACGCCATTCGCCCAGACCCATGCAAGCACTTCGGCCTCTGTGACCGACGCATAGGGGATGAAGCCGGGGGCGTCAGGATCAGGCTGGAAGCCGCAGGTGCCGTAGGCGGATGCGCTGTAGTCGCCGTCGATGGCTGTCACGCGCCAGTGGGCGATGGTGATCCCGCCGGTCGCAACGTCGCGCTCGGTGTTGCCGATGGTCCAGTTGTAAGTCGTCATGCCGCGTCTCCTTTAGCGAGCGATGTGGTCAGCATCGACATGAAGGCACTGCGCCCCACTTGAAGCTGATCGAGATTGAACTGCGTCGAACCGATCTTGCGGTCCAAGTCAGCGATGTGGTTGATGAGAACCTTCTGCTCGTCGGTCAGTTGGTCCTCAGTGTATTCCGTTCCGTCAATAACGATGGTGTTCGGTGTTTTCTGCGCCATCGTGTTTCTCCTTCTGAGGTTACGCCATATGCACCAGCTTCTCGCCGGTAATCTGCTCAAGTAGGCGGATTGCCTTGAGCATGTCCACGTTGATGCGCTTGCCATCGCGCTCTGAGTAGTAAGACCACGCCATCTCCTCCGATGGGCCTTCGGGGATCAGGTCAAAGTTGTGGGGCGACAGAGTAGTGACGTTGCCCGCTTCATCTCGGACCTTCAACTCGCTGCTGGAGGATACGTCTTCGGTGTAGAGAACGCAGCCATCCGTTACCGATCCTGTTGGAACCGTGCCGTTGAACAGCGCGAGAGACTTTGTGGCGGAAGCAGGAGAGGTTGTGCCGCCGATAAGCACGTTCCTGCTGCTGTCGATGCGCATGGCTTCTGTGGAGCCTGTCCCCATAGCCAAGGTTCCAGTGCCTTGGTTTCCTGTTATGTAAACGTAGCTTGAAGGCCCCCAGAGAATATCTCTGGCTGCGGTATCAATAAAGTTAATAGCCCCGCCAGAGAGGAAGAGGTTACGCCATTGAAAGCCAGCAGTAGAAAGACCCAAATCAACTGGGTCTCCACTGCTTTCTGGAAAAAAGCTATTAGTTGTGCTGTCATCATAGACAGCAAGTTTTGTGTTGCCCGAGTCTATACGCAAGCCCGTTGCACGTGATCCAATACTCCCAACAGTGGTGCCGTCTTTGCGGACTTCAATAGCATCACCATCTGTGCCAAGGCGGTTTGCGATAAAGCTAGTTCCACCACTTCTAGCAACTGCGATAAAATCACTGGAATGTATGTTTGTGCCTGCGTTAGTGGATGTATACCATGCGTCTAATGTAGTAGTCCCCACCAACAGGTTCCCACTCGCATCCAGCGTCATGGGCTGCGTGAAGGTGATCGCGTTGCCTGCGGTGCCGGATGGGGCGTTATACCAAAGGTGCTGACCCGCCGCTTGATAATAAAGTCCAGCTAACCCATTAGCCGTATACTTCCAAGCCCCGTCGCCCGTTGCATGAGCGTTTGCAGAGACAAACACCGCTTCAGAACTGTATTTACCAAACGAGCCGTAAACAAGTTGTAAGGCTTTGTAATTGGCCCCCCAAGCACTCGGCGTAACCCCAATCCCCACGTTCCCGCTGCTGTCGATGCGCATCTTTTCGGTGCTGTTAGTTTCAAACACCATTACGGCATTGCTTGCGCCAGTCGTCCCTGCGTTATAGATTCCAGAGACGTTCGTGTTGTCAGAGTTAAACAAAAACTGTGCGTAGGCACTGCGGATCGCATTGTGACCGTAAACATCAAGCGCATACGCAGGCGAAGTCGTCCCAATCCCCAGCGCCTCAGCACTCGCATCCCAGAAGAACTTAGGCGTGGTGCCTGTGTCTTCGTAGAAGGAGATGTCGCCGTTAGCATCGACCTTAAACTTTTCCTGCCAAGTGATAACGGTGTCTGCTGTTCCGCTTGGGGCAGACCGAACCCGCAGAACTTCATTGCCACGATATGCAGTAATAGCAGCTGCTGCCGCAGTTGTTTTGTATTTCCAAGACCCATCAAAATAAGCATTGTCCGTTGCTGCAAAAACATTATTAGCAGCTTGAACACCAACAATTCCACCTAGATTTACCCTTGCATTTGAGCCATCCACAGTCAGCCCATCGCTGGTGATCGTGCCAATGACGTTTACGCCTGTGGCGGTGGTGGAGAGTTTTTGGGCGTTATCGTAATAAAGTTCTACGTCACTATTCTGATTAAATATGGCTAACTTTTCACCTGAAGGGTTTTGGACATTTAACTGGTTAGTGCGAAGAACCAATACCCCAACATTAACATCATCAATGTAGCTGTTCGACCCATCATGGTAAATCTGTAGGTCAGACCCAGCACCAAAGATGGCCTTGTCGTTGTCACCAAAGGTCATATCCCCAGACGACACAAAGCTGGTGCCGGTGATCGTCGTGCCGGTGATGGCCGCAGCAGAGGCCCCGCCGATGGTCACGCCGTCGATGGTGCCGCTGTCGATGTTAACGGACGTAATCGCGGCAGCGCCGTCCACCTTGTCGATGGCGTCGTTGATCTTCGTGCGAACAGAGGCGGCGCTCTCGCCGTTGGCAAAGGTGGGCATCGGTCACTCCATGCTGAAAAGGTAGGCGGGAGCCGAGGCCCCCGCTCACGAG